CCTGAATAAGGCGGGCAGGCCCGGGGATGATAGGTCCCTTAGCTCTAACCAATGGGTGACATAATCTGAACCTATGATAATGTCGACCCCACCCTTGCCAACGCAGGGAAGGTTTCACAGCATATTGAGAAAGGTATTACTGGACATGGGTTTTTCATATAAGCGATCGGCGCGCGCAGTGCCTCGTGGTGAAGGATCCCGTGGAAGAAGGAATGCCCGGAGACTGTATGAGCGGTGGACCCCGGCTGCAGAGACGAAGGTTGTAAGCGTCTCCTCAAAATCCTCTAAGGAGGTTGGACCTAGGGTTCCACAAACTCGAAGCGACGGTGCGCCCGCCATTAAAGGGGAACATAATTTATCATATATTTCATATTGCGGAGTTCCAGCCTCCACTTCCGATACACAGGAAGCCACTGACTTGTCGAGTGCCGCGCGATGCGGTAGCTCAACTCGCGTTGAGGGAAGTGACACGGGCGTTGGTTTGCCCACCCGTGCCCAAAATGCGCGAGACCGTTTTCTCTTGGCCGATCGTCAGCACGCGTGGTGCGACGTGGAGCAACATGGGTCCCAATGCGCGTCGACGCCTTCCCATACTTCTACCTCTTCCTCCCCCCTAGCTGTTCCTATCCCGAACGCCGTCCTTGGTTGCGATGAACCTCATACGTACGGACAATCTGAAGACCGCGAACTCCTCTTGGAGGCTTGCGTGACGGACCCGACAATCAAAGGTATCGTGATTAATGGGTCGCGGCTCAGACGATTGGAAACTTATGCTTGGGTATACGACTGCTGTGGTGCAATGTGCCTAGGACCTCCCGATCGGATCCCTCTGATCGCACAGGATCTCAAATACGCGCCTCAGGGATTGATAGACGCTTTGGCTCTGGATCCGAAGACAGCCGATGAAGCTTCGCGGCTTCAGGAGAAACGAGATCGTTACCTCAGTGGACATTCTCAGTACCGCAGACATAATGCGCGAACAGTACTCTACTCGACGACTCTATTTCCTGAACTCGAAGAAGTGCATTTGTTGACTTTGCTTCCAGAGTCCGAGAAGTCGGATCGCCCTATCAAGCCGCTACCTAGGAGACCTGCTGATCCCGCGAAAATTCGTCTCCCTGATGGGGAAGACGATGATGATCATCGCGCGGGTAATATTGCCAAGGTCAAGGCCGCACTAGCTTCCCTCGTCCCGATCGACCCACCAACGTACGTTGAACCTAATGTACCGGTAGGCGCCCACCGAATTAGTGGGACCGTCGTGAAGGATGCTTTGCCCGAATTTTTCAAGTACTGCGCTGAAGGAGAGCGAGTGACATTACCTGGTGTCGTTAAGCCGTTTATCGTCGAGCCGAAGCTCGATGGAGACCGATTGACTGATGCCGTCGCTCGATTCAAAGCTGGCCAGGAAACAATTGCAGGGCTCTGGAGGGTAAGTATGAAAAGCATGTTCGAACCCGAACGCATAGATTCCGTTTCGTGTAACGGAGACTGTGGAGTGGCGACCAATGTCAAATTTGCACGCGTAGTGCACGGACGTTGTCTACCTCGTGAGTCAAATCATGAACCCATTCTCTTCGGCTGTGGAATCTCGTACGCTGGCAATCTAGGCGTCGCGAGAGAACTGGCCATAAAGTCAACAGTATCACATGCAAACCGCTTATTCCGCTGTATCGCCCTTGTGCTGGGTGTGTTGCCGGAAGAGTCGAGAGCGGTGTGGTCTAAATCCCAGTTTGATAAAGCGCTCGAAAGAGCTGTCGGTAGTCTGGACGCCCGAGGGTCCGGTAAATTCGACTATGACGGGATAGCACCACTGGATACCGATGTGTACATGCCAGAGATCTTTTCACTGTATCTCTGCCGTAAACTGTTGAACGTGACAAGGCCGGACGCCCTTGCCGAAGCTGAAGAGAAGTTCATAGAACGAGTGGTAGAGAGGACTGATGATCCAGCAGATCCTCAAGACGTTCAAAAAGCCCTAGACCGCGCTCGCGCGGCCGCCGAAGCGTTATTCCGACCCAGACCTGATCCTTTGCCTCCTTGTCCCAACTCGGGGAAGTCCTGTCTTGAAAATTCCTCCTTCAACGGGGGAAAGCGCGTCGGTCTCTCAATGTTCACGAGAGACGACGTAAAGGACGTAATCGGCTTTGTTAAGCCCAAGGCAATTTTATCGGGTGGGAAGATACGCGTTATCACAATCGGCAGTTTGGGCACGCACAGGCTAGAACGCGTGAATTGGGCCGCCTTCCAAGAGATACGTCAATGTGCCTGGAGTATTTCCGGGCGCTCCGTTGAAGAATGGGCAGCTCAGGCCGATCTCCAAGGTGACGAACTCATATCCGGCGATCTCGAAGCTGCGACAGACACTTTCCGACAGTCTATTAGCGAAGCCGTCCTGGACAGGATGGTGGAGTGCTATGATCCAGACATGTTGGAGGTCGCTCGAGGTTGCACAACTCGTGCTACGTTCGTCCGCCCGAAAGGAAAACTCGAAGGTCGCGCAACGCTCGACCCCGCCAACTACACTCGTATCGGTAAACAACGATGGGGACAACTCATGGGATCAGAGATGTCCTTCCCGGGACTATGCGTTGTTAACTTGATCGCTACCTCATTTGCCAAACCTGATTTAGCACATGCGCTAGACACTCTGCGTGGAGACCGTCTTCGGACGTTCCTGCAGGGATGGAACAAGGCAGGCATAAATGGTGATGATCTGTTGACAGCAGGTAGCAGGGCCGATGCAGAGCAGTGGGTGCGGGGCGTGCAGGCGATTGGAGGGATTGTCTCCAGAGGGAAATCTCTAATGAACGGACGGTACGGGACCGTTAATTCCGAACTGGTAGAACGTCATGGCTCATCCGTCAGGCCCGTGCCTGTACTTCGTCCGACGCTCATCGCTGGCCTTCATGATAG